AATTCCAGCTATTTTTAGGTTTTCCGATTGACTTACAATTTGGTTATCGAGTCGGAGAATATAACTAGATGTGCCTTTTAAGATCGAACGGGAGCCTTCACCTGTTATACGCATATTATCACGCTCGATCTCTAAACCGCTAACCAAGTAAGTTCCTTCGGGAATATATATAGAATCGTTATCGTTTAAAGCACTTTGGATATCACCTGTCGCATCGTAAGTAGTAGTTCCACCCCTAATAGCAGAGTGTTCACTAGACGGTATAAAGTCCAACACATTTACTGTATCAGAAAACCGATCGGCAAGCGTTCTTGACGTCGTTGAACCCGTCGCTATAACCGCCGCATCGTTCGCTGAAGACGCCGTTCCCATCGCTACTACAACGATCTCAGAACTCGTAGGAGGCGCGCTTGTAAACACGATCTTATTCGTGGAAGTGTTTATGCTGTAGGCAGTTGTGGGAGTTTGTACAACACCGTCGATTGTTACGCGGTACGCTTCAGGCGTACTAATCTGCGAAGTAAACGATAGGGTAAACTCGGTCTCGGTGTTATCGCCTGTGTGTGTCGACTTGTTAAAGCCGCTTAAGGTCGTTCCACTTAACGCTATGCGCTCGTCAAGATGTGCTTTATTTACAGCGTCGTTACTAGCGGTTGGAGACGCGAGGTTAACGATCTTCTTGTTTTCCGCGTTGAAGTTCGTACCGCCGCCTACAAGTTTCATAGAAGCGCTTGTTCCTTCGTAGGTTTCCTCGTTCAAATAACGATTGTGTAAGTATGCTTTATCGAGGTCAGCTTCGTTGAGAACCGATCCATTGACGAAGTTAACGAGGTCAGTATCGAAACCACTAACGCGTTTAACACGCACGGCCTGACCCGCTGTAGCGCCGCTGTTAAGGCGTACTAAGCCGACACTTGGTATCGTGAAGTCAGTCGTTATAGTTTTATCGATGCCGTCAATTTCGACAACGACGTGTGAATCTTCGAGGAACGGAAACGAGAACGCGAAATCCGTCTGCGATTCCGTTGCGGTGTAATCGACGTATGTATTTGCCATAATGTTTATTTATTAGTTATTCAATTCCGAGAACATCAAGAGGCGATAGAGGTCTTCCGCTTCTGTCTGTTTCCAATGTTAAGTTTTCGATGATTTGTAGCAAGCTTTCTTCCTCGCTGTTTACAAACTGAGATAGTAAATCTTTATCTTTTGTCATGTTTTCCCTCGTCTTATTATAGTATTTCTGAAGTTCTTGGTTTAAGTCTTGTAGTCCTTCGTTGACAAACTTGCCGGGAGATGTCTCCTTCGGCGGCTTTTCAAACTTCCTGTTCCAGTTAGGACTGTTAATCAAGCGATCTACTCTGTCTTCAAGGGTGAGGTTCCCAATACGCGTTTCACGTAGTTGTAAGTTAAATACGTATTCAAGCGTCTGTCCTATTTCGTTTCGATACTCCGTCATAGGCACTCCAGTTCTAAGTGTTGAAGGTTTTGACGCGATATTCCCGTGCATATCAGTCGCAATAATACGATCGAGTTGTTCGCGTTCCTTCTCCGCTTGGGGGCTTAGACGCGTTATGTTCTGCGTGATAAACGTCCTAGGCGTCGGTAAGTCGCGCCCAAGTCTATCGGTCTTACGGCTCGCAGGTTCGACGCCAAAGGCGCTATATAAGATGCGTTCAGAATAAGTAGCTCCTCGGAGGTCAGCGACGGTCTTCTCGCCGTTTAAAAGCGATTGACTAAGCTTACGCGCTTGTGCGGGAACCGGGACGTAACTAGCGACGATAGAGGCGATAGCGTTTTTGTATACGTCTCCCTCGCCTGTAGCGAACTCTTCGACGGCTTTGATACCCGATGTAAGCGGTTGTTCCTTGAGGAGAGCGACGTACGATTTACGAAGGACTGAAGGAAAGTCTTGATCTTTAGTAAGAAGCTGAGCGCCTTTCATACGCGACCACGTCGCCACATCAGCGCCAAACGCTATCGGCCCTGACCACGGCATGCCTGACACGTAGTTCACACCGCCTAAGTTAAATGGTTTTAGACCGTTCTTCTCGCGTTGGTCATATGTCATCCATTCAAGAGAACCCGTTGCGTTACCTTGTAAGGCGAGTAGCCCACCGCTAACGGCAAGCGATCCACCCACTAGACCGTCGGTAAGCATCTCATGATTGTACTTGTTACGACGTTCCTTGATGATTTGAGCGCGTTCGTTAAGCGTTTCAATCTCCGCTTCTGTTGTTTTAATAAAATCGGTTTTGCTTTCATCGGTCGTTCTAAGAACGCGTTCCCGCTCTTGGATTTCTTTGCCGACATTCTTAAGCTTTGCTGAATATGGATTGAAAAACGCCCCTCGAACTACACCGAAACCGGGTGTCGAGTAATGCGCCATACGGAACGCGCCACGAATAGGAACGCCGATGTAAGGCATGATGAGCTTTAAAGTGTTCGCAAGGAAAAGCGAGTCGGTATCGTTTGCTACTTTTTGTAAGGGCTTTACCAACTGATCGGAGATAGGCGTATAGACGTCTTCAATGTTATCGACGTTGGAAGCGAACAGTAGTTCCTCGTTGACTTGGTTTACCTCGTCGAAGAACTCATGTGACTCGTCCAACACGGCTAACCCGTCGCTATCTTTCCAAGCGGCGTTATAGTTCTGCTCGGCGTATGCCTTCGCTTTTGTCGGGTCGTTAGGATGCGCTCTCATCCCGTTCTTCAACGCTTGAGAATAAACACGTCCTTTGATGATCTGGCGTTTGAATATCTCGTCGACTGACTGGATACCTCGAACACCTAACGACAGGATGTACCAAAGGTTGTTTGTGTTTATCCACCCTGAAAAAGAGTTTCCTACGTTATCGATGGCATCAGCTCGTCGTTTAGCGTCCGATTTAGCCTTCGCTATAACCGCGTGTTCGCCGCGTGGTAAAGTGCTGTTTGTTATGTCGTCCCTGAAGCGTCCGCCCGTGCCTGTTGTTGCGGAAGTGCTTTCTTGGAACGTACGCTTTATCGCAGTAAACAGACCTTTAGTATCTTTGAACATACGTGCAAACGCATACCAGTCGGCCTTTGCGTGGTTCAAACGTCCAATACCTTTTTGAGGTACGAAGAACGAAGCAGGGATACGGAACAGTTGCTTTACGCCCGCTCCGACACCTGTAGGCAAACCCGCTAGAACCGAAGGTAACTGGTCAATCAACGCGAGTTGACGCGCTTGTTGTAACGTTCTCAATCCACGTGTGAGTAGACTACCGTTATCCTTTTCAATCGCGTCAAAGAACTGTTGTTCGTAAGTGCGATATATCTCCTGCATCTCACGTTCTTTGTTTATCGCGGCTTGAGCTTTGTCTATATCGTCGACTCTCTTGCGCATACGGGCGCGTGTCTCGGCAATCTTCTTACGTAGCTCATCGGCTTTACTCGGTACTTTACCCGGCGCTTTAGGCTTCGGTGCAGTCTCGGCTCTCTGCGCGCTCATGATCGTACTTGCGTCGATCTCAGTAACGCGGTCGAGTTCGGCTTCTAACTTTTCGATTAAGGCAACGTCCGCTTCAGCGTCGTCATAGAACTTAATACGAGCTTTTAAATCTTTTATCTCTGGGTCTTCAGGCTTCTTAGGCTTTGCGTCTTTAGCTTGTGCATCGGCGAGTGCTTCGTCGTCTCCAAAACGCGCTCTCTTCTCGTCGAGTTCCTTCTGAAGCTTCTCTTTCTTCTTAGCGATCGATTGCTTGAGCTTCTCCGCTTTCTGCGCGTCTGTAAGCTCCGGCTTTGGTTTACCTTTGCCTTTAGCTTTAGCCTTCTTATTGAGCTTCTTACTTTGCTCTTTAAGCGTCGGCCTGATGTTTAGAAAGTCGTCAAACTGTTGCTTGATGTCTCCCGCTTCAGCGCCTTCTAAGCGTCGTCTAAGGCTGTTCTCAAGCTCGCCCAAAGATGCGTCTTCCTTCGCGGCTCTGTAGCTGAAACGCTGTTCATACCCGAACTTATCGGAGTCACGACGAGCGGCTTGTGTGATACGTCCTCCCGCCGTTTCTAACGTATCGATGACCTGTGCGTTTATCTTGCGTTGGAAGACAACGGCGTCTAACGCGTCTTGTAAATTGTCGACGTTATCGGGGTCTTTGATCGACGTTGCGATCGCCTTACGAAGCTTCTCTGTTGTGCGTTCTGAAAGTCGTTTTGCTTCGCGTTCAATGTTCGGCGATTCAGTCGTTAGGTTCTCGTTGTTAAGGCCTTTGACGCGCTCTGACAGTTCTGAGAGCTTCGCTTCATCAGGCGTTTGTTCAGGCGCTTTAGGCGCGTCGGGTTCGTCGGCTTTAGGCGCGGTTACTTCGGGTTCTTCAACGGCGTCCTTAATCGGCTGTGGGTTCGCTTCACGATCACCGAGCTTCTTGTTCGCGGCTATGATGTTGTTCAAAGCGTCGTCTATAACTTCTTCCGCTTCTTCGATCTGACGTAGTTGTTTAAGAGCTTGGTGCTTCTCGTTGCTTCTTACCGCTGTAGCGACACCGCCGCCAAACCCGTATTGAGTCGGCACGGGTAACTCTTCTTCAGCCGCTTCAAGACGCGCTTCAGCTTCCGCTTTCTGAACAGCTAACTTTTCCTTTGACCCGCGTACAACTGTCTCAGCTTGTCCACGTCCCCACTTGCCCGTCTTCGACCACATTCCAAACAGCGTGTTCGCGCCTCCACCAGCGAGGGCAGAGAATAAATAGTCGTACTCATTGCGGTTCTTGTCGTCGTTCATCAAGACTTCGATCTCTTGACGCATAGCTGACTCAGCAAGACCTAACGCCGCACCGCTGATAAACTTCTTAGTTCCGGCGACGATCATCTCGCGGCCTTTCCAAACGTCGTCTACGGCGGGACGTGCCAATCCAAAGATTAACTTGTCCGCTCCTGACGCGACTAAGGTCGTACCAAACACACCCGCCGCTAACGCTTCACCCGCTGAATACTCTTCTTGGATGCCGTAAGCTTTACGAATGGATTGTCCGAGTAAGTTAGAACCCGCCCATATCAGCGCTTCAGACGCGGCAAAGCCCGCAAGACCCACGGCTGTAGAACCGGGTTCAGGCGTGACTATACCGAGTTTACTCGCGTGACTGACGCCTCGTAACCACTTCATAGCGGGACGGTAGCGATTTAATAAATAGGTAAGACCGACACCTGTACTCATCTCACCGACAGCACTTACCGCCGTTCCTTCGATCATGTCGCGCGTACTAACCTCGTCTTGCATCTGCATAACAGACTCGACGACTTCTTGTTGTACGACAGGTTGAGGAGGGCGCTCTACTTCGTTGTCGGGTAGTTCGGGTTTACTGTCGGGTAGCGTGGGATTAGGTATAGGCTCATCGTTATCAGCCGCTTCTAAGTAGGCGTTGAAATATTCGCTCATCTATCGAGAAATTGAGATTGGGCGTCGATGAAAATCCTGAACGACGTTTCGTCAAAGATACCTAATTTATTATACAACGTTCTGGTCGCTTCTTCTTCGTCGCTTAGTTGTTCGCCTGTAGTGTCTTTCAAAAGTACCTTTACCCAATCGCTAGTCACGGTTTGTAGTTCTCTTGGGTTACCAAAAAGTCTCACGTCGTCGGCATCCATACGCGCCTTCTCCATAACCTCGACGGATTTAGGATTCCAACTTGTGTAACCGAACCGATACAACGAACGCTTTAGCTGATCGGTCTGATTCTTCTCCACCATCTTGTCTCGATCTTCATCGACAACAGTTTGCGGTACGGATGGGTTTTCGAATTTATCAGCCAACATCAACGATGGATATTTAAAGTCCTTATCGTCACTAAAGAAGTCGTCTCTTTCAGCTACGCCTTGTTTCTCGATTCGCTTCACTTGGTCAGCGGTCTGTCTTTGAAACACCGCCTTACCCTGCGCGTCATAGCCTTTTATCTGCGCACGAAGGATCGAAGTCTTAGCGTTCATACGCGCCCTGAACCGTGCTTCCTCGTCGTCTAAAGCCGCTTTAAGCTCGTCACGTATCGCTTGATCGCGTTCTTCTTTCGGTAAGTCAGCGACCTCAATAGCTTTACGCTCGACGCGTTCCTTAACGAATACAGCGTTGCTTTCGAGAAAAGCGCCACCTTCTCCTGACGAAACGTCTTCGAAAGCGTCTTCGTCTAATATGATGTCTAAACGTTTGTCTAACGACTTCTCGATACCTTTGTACTCGTCCATGTTGAATACGTAGTTACCTTTGACGAAGTTATCGCCGAACGTCTTCATCTCGTCTGGTAGCTTGTAATTACGGGTACGCTCAAACTCTTGCCACGACTTAGTCGGGTTCTTTTCGAGGTAGTCCTGAAGTATCTTTGTTTCGTCTTCGATGTCTTCAGGCGTTAAGGCGGACGCTCTAATCGGGCGATTAGCCGCTCTATCAAATCCTAGATCAATCTTGTCTATATTGTCGTAGTAACGCTTGTTAACAATGTCAGGGTAGTCGGGGTTGTTAGCCGCTTGTCTCAACACTTGTTGGAACTGCGTCATAGGCTTACCCGGCCCTGTGAACACCTGATCGACAAGCGCGTTTACCTCCGCTTCAGGAACGCCTAAACGACGGAAGGTGTCGCCTATCTCTTTGATGTCCAAGTCGGTAGCTTCTTCGCGACTACCCACGGCTCTTAAATTCGATGACACGTTGACGACGCTGTTAGAAAAGCGCTCTGCTTTATCAGACTCGTCCCTAGTGTCCGCTGTCTTGGTCGCTGTATTCAACTTCGATATAAGCGGCGTTGTGACCGCCTTTGCATCGCCTGTTCTGAACACGGGCTTACCGTTGATTTGGATGACGTTCATAGCGGCGAGCATACGCTCCGCATCAGAGTATCGTCCTTTCGCGATTAAAGCGTCTACCTGACGGGAATACGAAGTAAGGAGAATAGCGTTACGTGTCTTCCTGTCGGTGATACCCGCTTCCTTCATCAACTTCTCGCGGTTCTGTGCGATCTTACCTAGACCCGCTGTATCAAGCTTTATGACTTCGCCAGTAGTCGGATCGATCTGTTTCTGCGTGAAAGCGTCGAGTTCGAGGCCAAGCTCTTCTTCCTGCCCATACTCGATAAAGGCGTCTTTCTCCTTGTCATACTGCGCGAGCATGTCCGCCTTAAACGGCCCTGTGACGGAGTTCCAAACGGCTTTAGCGCCTTCGCTTGTCGCCGCTTCATCGCCGATCTGACCCGCAAAGTCCGTCCACTTATTATTAATAAATTCATCGACAGCCTGTAAGAACGATGCGTTGTCCTTGTATTTGTCGAGATCAAGCAACGAGTCAGATTCCGCTCTCATCGCAGGTAACAAGTCGTTGTTCACAGCGCGTTTGATAAGCGTGTTATTGAACGCTCTGTTACGTCGCTCGATGCCGGAGAACTTATCGAACAAACCTTTGTCGGTCTCCTTTAAGCTCGCGTAGATGTCCGCATCGGAAACCTTCATTGCTTCCTGTTCGCCGATCGCGCCTTGGACGCGTTGAATACCCGCATAGTCCTTCAACATCGGATTAACCGTCGACAAAGCGTCAGCTAAATCCATCAGCTTATTACGCCCTGCTTGTCGTACAGCAACGTTGTATTGACCGCCGCTTCTAACCGTTGGCTGTAAGCCGGGAGCGTCGGGAAGGTCTTGTACTTGTACTCTTGCCATTAGGAATTTAGTTCGCGTTTAAGTTCGAGTCCTGACCGATAACCACTTATCCCCGCACTAGCGACGCTTAAAGCTCCCTGAAGGAAGCCGGGTTCATTAACAGGTCTGTTTATATCTATAAGTCTATTAGCCGATCGGAACCCTGCGTCTGTAAGCGCGAGTCCTGTCTGTAGATCACGCATCTCTTGCTGACGTCCTACGCCGACTCTATACGCCGCTTCTTGACGTGTGTAATCGTCGATAAGGGCGTCAACTGACATACCCGCTACACCCGCTTCTCCCGCGCTTGTAGTCGCTCTGGCCCGTGCTTCACGCGCTTTTAAGGCGACGTCTCCAAGCTCACGATTTGTTGCCTCTTGCTCCTGCGCTTGACGCATACGGATAGATTGTTGTTCTTGGATAGCGCGTTGACGTTCCGCTTCCATCGCTTGTGATTGGTAGCGACGTTGTGCGCGCGCCTGTTGACGCTGTCCTACGAACGATGCTCCCGCCGATCCAGCGGTTATTGCAAGGGTAGCTAGTGCTATATCACACATGATTATTTCGATTCGGATTGTTGTTTATAAAGATTAAATTGTTTGAAGCCGTCGTATTTACAGTCGCTCCACTTCGCTCCTAGCCACGTTAACCAACGCATAGATAGCTCGTTGTCTTCCATGACTAAGTTTGTGAGGACGGTGTAATCGCCGTAAAGACGATCGATCCATTCGCGTGAGTGCTTGAGAAACGTCTTCTTGATGCGATGAACGCGGTGTGTACCGAGCATCCATATCACTCCGCATTTTGGAACGAGCGATTGAACGACGCCAAAGCTACCGACTATTCGCATGTCCGCATTGGTTGTGATCGTCCACGCTTCGACGGATTGTGCATACGATTCAAGGATTGCGTGACGGGGATGATTACCTAGACCGATACACTCGATCATATCCATGACGCGCATATCTTCGTATAAAGCCGGAGCATCAAGCTCGCTGTCAGCGGGTCTTATCCGACAGTCGGAATAAACGTACTCCTTAAGCACCGTATCTTTTTGATCGTCCATGTACAAAGCTCTCGAACTCAGCCGCTAGTAACTTCATAGGCAGGGCTGAAGACGATTTAATATTGATGGTTACGTCGTCGTGTTTGGAATGAATAGGAAAGCGAAAGGAACCGCTGTCTAAGACGAGCGATCCAATCACGGAGTCAGCACCGAGAATCGACGGGTTAAAGGCGTAGGTATAGGTGTCCCTGAATTGCGGGGTAACCTCGATAGTAAAGTGTCCTGTGTCGTCGTAATTGATCGCCCCGTGACGAAGCACTTGATGAGTAAACGTTGAAGCTGACCGTCCTCCACGCTCTGTAGGTTGCTTGAGGGTCTGCGTTGAGAACGTGTAAAGAGACTCATATTCAAGACCGACAAAGAACGATGTGGACGATTGGTCGCCTTCGAGTGTGAACTCAGTTGCCGACGTTCTAGTGAGCGGTAAACGGATTCCATCGACGGTGTAGACGACGGCTCCAGCCGGGTCATAAGGCATCGTAGATACAGTCGTCTTCTTCGTTAGCGCGTTGTAAGACGCTGTTAGAGAACCACTTGCAACACGACGATCTAGATGTATCGAATAGGTCTTACCTGAATCCGTGTGTCCTGCTTCCATCGCCATCTTCTCAAGATGACCGTCGGTTGTAACGACGAATAGATCGCTGTCTATAAACCCGCTTCCAACGATGTCCTTAGCGAAGTCAAAGCGCATCCAAGCCGATTGAATCTTCTCTTTGTTCTGCCAGAAGTAACGATACACATACAGCTTCTTTAGATCGTCCGTTGAAGACGCGACTATGATGTCCTCACTAGGCGTACCAATAAGCTGTCGTAGAGACGATGGAACATAGGTAGGCACTTGAGCGGTGATCTCAGACGCGTCAAAGACGTCGGTGTCCTTGTTGACATAGAACTCATACATCCCTTCGAACTGATCGCGTGGGAACGTGAAGTAGACGTAGTTGGTAAGGGCGAGGGGCTTGACGTCACTAGACACGTTGTACTCGGTTATAGGCGAGATGTTGACGGTCTTAGGCGTGAGTAAGTCGGTTCCTCTTAATACGAACTGTGACTGTGGACTGAATAGAATGAGCTTCTCTTGGAACGGCACAGCGTGTTTAAGCGTCGATACCTTCGTGTGCGCGACTCCAACGTCGATCGGAGCGCTGTCTAGAAGCGATAGGACGGTTGTCCTGAAGAAATTGAAATACTCATCAGCCTCGGAAAAGATGACGGCTCCGTCGGTCAATAGACCTAAACGGTTCTTAAAAAAGAAGATGTCGTTGATGGTTGTCCCGACAAATGACGGATTAGGACTTGTGTCTAAATCGCCGACAAGACGGTTCTTCCAAGTCGCTACATCGATCGCATAAGACGTGATGGAAGCGCCTGTGAAAGTCGGAACGATCTGGATCGGCATGGTCGTGTTATCAAGCGTCGTCTCAACGCCGTACCCAATGTCTTCGACCCAAGTGCCTTCGCCAAACGTCGCTCCGTCTTTCGTCTCGAACTTGACGTAGTAGTCGTCTTGAACGAGTTCCACGTCGCCTTTGATTTTTACACGATGGTCTTTAAAGCATTTAATCGGTAGATCGGTGATTGCTGTAACTTCCTTATACACAAGACCTAAGCCCGTGTTTGAAAGCGAGTCACTAACGGTGATGTTTAAATCGCTCGACATGACGATCTTGATGACCGATCCGTTAGCGGTAGCCGAGGACACGCCAGCTAGACCCGATATGGACGACGCTAAAGCGGACGCTATAGTCGTCGACTTATGATCGCTTGGCCCCGATGTTGTTGCGGTATTACCGTCGATAGTGACGTTGTAATCCGTCCCGCTGTTGCCTTGCTTTACAAATACGATGGCTTCGTTTGGAAGCGCGGTTGAAGTCGTACCTGCCATAGCGACGGTCTTACCTCTGTCTGCTACGAATGTGTAGTCAGCAACGGTCAACGCTTTAAGATCGTTAAGAGGATCGGTAGCGCCGTTTAAATACGATTGTGCATCAGCGCTTACAGTCGTCGTTACGGACGAGCCATCAACGGTGTTAAAAATGTTTACTGAAGTCGTACCGCCGGAATGATTGAACACCATGACGTGCTTATTAGAAGCGTCACGATCTACAAAATGCGTTAAAGCGTCGTTCTCAAGCGATACTCCTAACGACGCTATGTGCTCGGTGTGTGGGCGTTTGGTAAGCCCGTCCACAACGGAGCTAAAGGCGTTGATCTGTTCTTCTGCCTGACCGGGGAACCTGAGATTGTCGGGCTGTTGCGAAACGCCTTGGACGAGGTTCGGTACGGATGTAGTGATTAGAGGCATTAGCGATCAAGGACGCGTTGTACGTCGTAGTTGTCAAATATCGTTCTATCGGCGTTATCGCTGTCGCTATCCACCGCTGTAGCCTTCGCATTAACCTCGTCACGAAGGGTAAAGCTTTCGATCTCCTGCGAGCCGAGAAATCGATTAGCGAACTTACGCGCCGCTCTAATAGTGATGTAGCTTCGGAACTGTTGCGGTAGTTCTTCGAAGTTAAGTTCAAAAGTGATAGTGACGTCTAGGTCTTCGCTAAAGACGTCGGTGTGATTCTTCCTGTCATACAACGTTGTCCCGCGTTGAACGATGTCTATGTCGAGATACTTATCGACGGGTGTATCGATCTTCAGGACGTTGGCGGGAAGACTGAATTTGTTAGAGGCGTTTCTTACCAACGGGTATTCATACTCGGTGTTATAATGCCAACCGTCGGATTGAACCTCGCGACTGACTTCATCAAGCACGTTTAAGGCTGTAACAACAGATACGGGAAGACTGCTTCCGCTGATAGTGTTGACGGGTGATTCGCCGATCACACCGATCATCGTGTTGACTGCTTCTAACTTCGTGGTAAGTGCCATATTTAAGTGGGTTATAGATTAGGTAGTGAGTGAGGGCGAGGATAAAACGAAATGAAAACCTCGCCCCCACAACACAACCAAAAGGTACTACTTCTGTAGTTCGATAGCACATTCGGGACGGAGGATTCCGTGACCCATAGCATACTTCGCAATGAAGAGAGTTCCTTGACGCTCCATCTGATACTCGGACTCAGTCGCAAGATCGAGAAGCTTCACAGTTCCAACAGCGGCGGGGTGAGCAACGATACCAAGGGAGTTGGTGAAGTTACCGTTATACCCGCTTCCGCTTCCGCCGAACACGTCGTTAGATGCGGCTCCGTCTCCGGTAGCTACAGCCGACAAGTCGGTTGATGGAAGGTGAGTAGACTTGAAGATATTGATACCAGCCACTTGTGGAACAGTTCCAGAAGCGATTGAACCAAGTCCTCCAACGTCCTTATTGACGGCAGAAGAACCGATTACCAACGCGCCTGAACCGCCAGTGATGAGCTTGTAGTACTCTTGTGGACGAAGTACGCAGAAGCGTCCGTCGGAAGGTACGTCATTCTCATCGAGTTTCTGAGCGGCGGTGAACAACGCGGCAACAAGCTCGGCTCCAGTTGGATCAGAGTTGTCGGAGTCGTCAGAACCGTCACCGGGAGTTCCCATAGCGTTAGCTGATACGTCGAGAACGCCACCAAGCTTTCCGCCTGTTACGCCGGGAGTAGCTTCGCGGGCGGCGGCGATGAACACTTTAGCGATAGCTGTGTCAAAGCGAACTGCCAATGCTTTACCAAGCTCGGAAGCGTAGACGGAACGGATGTCGTAATGGTTCTTTACGTCGTCGATAGAACTCAAGAAAGTAGAAGCGAGAAGGACGTCGTCGATAGTGATGACCTTTTCGTT